CCTAAACTAAACGTCCATACTGTCTCACCAACTACCGACACACCACCAACAGTTCCTGTAGTAATAACTGCCTGGTAGAATTTATCAATTTCGTATCCGTTTGCTCCAGTAGCTACGACTGTTAAATGATTAAGGCCAACGACACTATCAAAATCAACACTTAATGTAATCCCTGCTGTGATTTGCGTAACACTATCATCTTCATATATTGAAACAACTGGAGTTCCTGCTAATACTGTAGGAATACCAGTTGCAAATGCTCTGGTTGTAAATTTGTGGTAAATTGTATCACCAACAGTAAAATCGCTCATTAGCCAGCTAACCCGCCGCCACTACCGGCAATTCCACCTGAATGAACCAACCCTCCACCAGCGGCTAGGCTACTCATAATCCTCCCTACAGCAGCACTCAGAGTATTACCGTTATAAACATTACCAGCACCCAACCTCCATTGTTCATCGATAGTAGCCGTATCATGGCTTCTCATCCATGGCCTTCCTGCGCCTGGTACGCTCTGTCTTTTCTCTCTATTATCAATTGCCATATTTATGTCATCTTGGCCTCAGAGTAATCGCCACCGGAATCAGTTATTAGTTTAGAGGTTATTTCAGTACCAGCATCATTATGTAATTCAAGAGCATCCGTTCCAGATGTTTGAACATCAAGTTTATTTCTTAATGCCATATATAAAAGCATAAGGCCGGTTCTTAATGTAGGTGTTACCGCTGGCGCAGCCACTCCTAACTCAGCAATGACTGTATCTAAAGCAGCATTAACTTGTGTAAGAACCTCTGATGGCCCCAGTTCTAAATTACTACCAACTGACCCTGTGACACTTCCGACTGCCCCTGTAACCGAACCAACACTACCAGACAAATTACCAGTAATATCCATTGTCTGATTAGGCAGATTGATAGCAGTAAGCTGGTCTCCTGTACCACCAGACTCAGTAAGATTTGATCCGTTACCAATGTGGTCTCTAATAGCCTGCATAGAATCTGTAGTTCTACTATAAGTAGCAGTACCATCATCCTGTAATAAATCTAGATATGTTCCAGCAGGTAGTGCTGGTATCCCTGAAGCAGTTCCAACAAAATGATCTAAATTAATATCTGCCAAAGCAGTATCAACCTGTGTGTTTACATCTGCTGTTGATATATTGTTAAGAGCAGCAATATCAGCTTCTGCATCGGTACATACTGTAGTTGTAGCAACTAAAGTAACATTAGCAACCGCGTCGGCTGCTGGATCGAAGTAAGAAGCTGCTACTAGTGTTCTTGCATTAAATTCTGCAACAGTAGGCACATCTGCAATATCCGCTGAAATATCTGTACCTGCTGCGTTAGTAATTACTGCGGTTTCTATTTGATCTACATTGGTATCGATTATATCAATCTTGTCTTCAATATTAGCAAGGCTATTGGTTCCTTCAAGCAGGGTTGTAGCAGAACTGAGACTTAGTGAAAACTCACCAACAACCTCACCAACTGCCGAGACAGAATTAACCGTACCAGTAGTAATAACCATACTGTAATCTTTACCTGCTTCGTACCCATTAGCACCTGTAGCAACAATAGTTAAAAGATTTAGTCCTACTACAGAATCATGGTCCACGCCCAATGTGATCCCTGCTGTAATCTGGGTTACGCTGTTATCCTCGTAAGCACTCACCACAGGTGTTCCCGCTAAAACCGTGGGAATACCTGTTATTGCACGAGTAGTGAACATCATATAAAAAGTTTCACCTACTGTTCTATCTCTCATTACCTTGCTATCCCTCCAAAGGGTCCAGCCGTTCCACCATGACCGGCTATACCGCCGTATCCAGCTATTGATTGTATAAAGTCACCACCCCCTGCCACCGACTCCACAAACGACACATGTGCGCTGATGCTTGTATCGTCGATGTCAGTGTCATCAGTAGGTGAAATCAGTACGTCTTCTGTACTACCAAAGGACTTACCACCCGCGAATATTTGCGAACACATTGCACCTACACGGTCATCTTGGTCACCCTCTACATTACCAAAACCACCATCGGCTTTTGTATACGAATCGGAAGCTTGGGCGTTATCTTTTGCCCCCGCTACAATACTGACGCCGCCGCTGGCAACGATTTGACTTCGTGTAGCCTGACAAACGATACCGATAGCAGAGTCTGTCCCGAAATAGGCGGTATTAGCGGCGCTATCAACCTCGGCATCTGTAGCGGAACTAAAAACATTACATATAATAGCATGGCCGCGTGATTCGTTGAGATCGCAAGTATAGTTTGAAGGTTCTGACCCGCCTGCTATTTTCCACCACATACCTTGACGATGCGATTCGCTGGCACCCGCCGTATCCTCGTCAAAAAGTTCTAGAAAAGTCGTACCGGCAACCGGAACGCCAAGCGCCGTATCATTGTTGGCGCTGATATAAATCACAACCAGGTCCCCTGAGTTAATCGAAACACCATGAGTGACATCTGCGGTGTCACTCGTACCGTGAGCGTTTGCGCCACCTACATATGCTATGGTCATTTTTTAGGTTGGTGCCGTATAAGTAAGACTAGCTAACCGCCGCTACGATCGCATCCATTTTAGTAATCAATCCTGCAAGTTGTGCTCCAGTAAAATTGCGCGGTGTCAAACTACCGTCAGCATTAATCTTGTTCACAAGCAGCCAGCCATTTACGTCTTTTGGTAAAGTAGCAACAATCTCTGTAATAGCAGCGTCAATTGCGGCAATTAAGGCGATGAACTCAGCAACCACATCAAGCGCTGGGTTGTCCTCCTGAACTTTCGCATAGGCGGCTATTCCTGCAATTGAGCGAATATCATTTAGTTGATCGCGGAAACTTTTTAAGTTGTCCGCAGCAGCTAAAACTTCAGCAGACGTAGCACCAGCCGCAAAGGAGGTAGACCTTCCCTGTGCCTGTCTTTGTGCTTGAAGAGATAATTTCTTTGCACGTTGATACCCGTCAACGGGTATCTGATTTGATGCTGGAAATGCCATGTTTGTTCCTATTTAGTTAAAAATTATTACAGGAATAGTCACTAAATAATACCTCTATAATTAGCCCACATTCCGTTTATAAAAGCTGACCCGCCGCTTTGATAATTCTTATTGTATATAGTAAATCCGCCTGTCTGTGTCTGCATATAATCGTAATAAGTTTGACTGGTGCCTAGATAAAAATTAGAGGGTTTATTAAACTCAAAATCCATCCAGAAATCGATGTAATCAAAGGCCGCTATATTATCTGTTTTTGTTATGGCTCCGTTGTTGGCAAAGTCATCAACTAACCGCATAGCCAGCAGCATTCCTACGTTGGGATGCACGTCATGCTGGGAGCGATAAACTTCTGATTTTTCATGGTCAGAGCCGGGCAAATCCCACTCGCTAGGGTGTAGATGCTCCATGTAGTTATTAGTCCCAGATGCACTGGTTTGCTTTGAGAACATGGGAACATTACCCATTGTTGGGTGTGTCCAGCCATACCATGTTTGATTCTCAGCTATAATAGATGACTGATATTTAATATCATACCCTATGTCTTTACTTGAACCATCACCAGCAATAAAGAATTTTTCCCTGTCTCTATCATTACCTTCTCCGGTATCAACCCAATGGTTATAAATATCAGATACATTGAGAAGAAGACCACCTAGAACTAGCGGGGCAGACCAAAAAGCAGAATCCCTTCGTGTATGATAATAATCTATCGTAACCTGACAAAACCTCTCAATTAGTGTATCAGTCACCAAATCACTAACTAATACGCACATAGTCTCACTTAAAAATTCTCCTACTTGTTGGTGATAACCCAGCATATTGTCGTAGGCGTGTATTGATCTAGCTTGCCAATCACTACCATATAATATCCAAGGCCGTTCCATTCCTCTCAAATGATAATCAATACCTACATAACCATTGCGTGTTTCTAGTGGATCAATACCACTAGTGTTTTTATTGGATAATATAGAACTATCAATTTGACTGGTTCGATATAGTTTTTGAGAACGATCACAAGGGGAGGGTCTAAGTTGATCTGCAAAAGGGATTGATGCTAAGATTGTTAAAACTTCAGCCTCGCCCACATCAGTATTAGAACTATGCCTATCATTATTCCAGAATTTATAAGCTGGGGAATTACCATCTATGCTGGAAATTAAAGCATCCCCACTCGAAACAAATAAAGGAAAAGACGCTCTCAAACTTGCATTATAATTTAATGCACCGGAATGAAGACCTTGCTCACCATCCGCTACAGGATTTAAATGTGTACCATCTACGGATGATTCAGGAGTAACAGAATCTATGTTAAATCCAGAGCCGGGGTCTATAACAAACTTATCGCCTGTCGCAAACTGCCCAGTCTCGACATCTACATCAAATATCCAGCTAATATTTCGCTTTGTTAATGGACTACCTTTAGCCAGAATACTTGTTTGAGCAAGACCGGTCGGTGGTTCAGGAACCGGATCAGGTCCGGGTTCGGGTTCGGGTCCGGGTCCGGGGTCTGGTGTTGGTTCTGATATTTGTTCTAACGACATCATTACATCGCGATTAGGGCAGTGGATAGTGTATAGACCATCCCTGTTGCCCTCTGTTATGCGCTCGTATGCCTCGTCCCTAGAAGTAACTTGTAATTTGCTGCCATCTTCTTTTGTTAGAAGCACGCCATCCTTTGAGATGGTATAATAGCCTTTGCGAGTTATCTTCATTTAATTACCTGATGTATCTTCTATATAAACCCACAATTAACCACCCTGTTCTAAGGCACGGATTCTAACACCATGGTCCTCATCGGATTTAACAATTACATCCAGCTTTGTACTTATGACAGCTATGGCCTTACCATTATCGATTACATTGCTACCAAAATAAACCAGAAGTAGAATTATTACTGATTGAAGAATACCTCCAATATATTTAACCATAGGAACTTCCCCATTTAGGATTCTATTTACCATTAATGTCGCTTTCCATCGGTAATATGTTCCTTCATTTTAGCATTTACTAAAGTCTTGATCATCGCTTTAATATCTTCATCAGACCGGGTGGCACTTGAAGTAATAGCTACATTTACATCCGGGGCTTCAATGACAATCTGGCTTTGCTGATATTTGTCTACGGTCAAATAAGATGTGGCAAGGGTTAAAATAGCAATTACTAACCCTACCCATGTTTGTTTTGCAGTAGGTTTGCCCACTAGTAACGTAACAACCCGCCGACAATAACGGCGTAATCATCTTGACTATCAGGTGCTTCAATAGTTGTAACGAATCGTCCGTGAACTAATATGCCGCCAAATCTGGTAGCAACACCAATTGATACAGCCTGATTGCCACCTTCGGTAAAAGCCATTGTCGCTCCTACTTGTATCTTATCAGGGACACCCCAATCAAATGGGATAGGGGCAGCCAAAGCTAGTAAACCGTATGTGGTTTGGCTAGGTAAACTCAGAGGTGCGGGGGTTGGTGTATATTTCCTTTCATCTGCAAATGCTGAACTTGTTGTTAATAGTAAAATAAGAATTAAATATTTCATGGTTGCCCTTTTCCTTTGCCCACTACATGAGCCAAAAAGTAGAAAGTGATAATAATAGAAAACGGAATGGCGACTATATCTTTCATTACCAGAAAAAGAAATTCAACATTAGCGTGCTTGCCGCCTAATATAAGCCCTATGGCAATCAAAAGAAGTACAAGAAAAGCCCATAAAGTCACTACCGCACAGACAATAATACGTCTCGATATAGACATGCCTGCTGTTGCTTTTGCGTAGGCTAGTTTCCAGTCTAGTATTTTCTGACTAGCAACTGACTTTTCTTCATCTGTGAAAAACATGGCATCCAACCCACTAGACACGCCATCAACTACCTTTTCCGCTGTCTTGCTACCACCAGTTAGAAAGCTAAAGAAATTCATTTGCAAATTATCCCTTTAAAAATAGAATAACTAATAGCTAAGGCGCATAATACCATAATGAATTTAGTGCGCTTCGATTGTTCGTCAATCCAAACACATACTTTCAAGAACTTGCTGTGTTCTGTCATTGCCATTCACCCGTCCCACCTAACCCGATATCCTCGGGTATCAATATGCGTAAATGTATTGTAGCTGCCAATTCCATACCTGCCTGGATACCATTCATCCAGTTGTTTCTGTACTTTATCAGGATCTACACCCTTTACTACGGTATCCGCAGCACGGCTTTTAGTGTGTTGTGAGTTTTTACTTCCACCAATTGATTCATTATAAGCCTTACACCGATTACCTGAATTGATAACAATAGGCTTGTTAAAATGCTCACGCACTCGTTCAAGTACAGTGATTAACTCGGCATCTATCGTATCCTGACCACACCCACAATTACAGGCAAATTCAGTTCGGTAAAAATGTTTGGAGATATCACCCATTATATTTGATTCATAATTAAGTGGATAGGGTTATCTGTTTTGGGTTCAGGATCGAGGCTAAGATAGTTTTTTGAATTGATTCAGTCGTTGTTTCCATTAATAATAATATCTTCATAAAAACTTCTAGCTGAATGTTCGAGCGCAGCCCACATTAACAAATTATTCTCTCCTGCACTTACGTCACCGCTGATAGACGAATCCTTTGTAACCCATGAAATACCGACAGTTATTATCTCGCCGCTTTCCACTGCAGCTATACACTCTTGCAACATCTCTATAGCGGATTCGTTTGGGCGCTTACTGATTTTAACTATTTCCACTATTTTAACTTTCTCATTAACCTACGTTTAATCCCACCTGGTACATGGTCTTCCCTTAATCTGTTAGCATTTAGAATGGTGAGTAGTTCAGCGGACATCTGCTAATAAGTCGAGTTGCGCTGTTTCGGCCTCGAATCGCTGCACCGCGGCATCGTAGTATTCCTTGTCAATTTCCATGCCTACAAAGTTAAACCGCATGTAATGAGCAGCTATCGCACTTGACCCTGATCCTAGATGCGTGTCGAGAATCTTATCACCTTCATTTGCGTAGTTAGTTAGCAACCACTCATATAGTTTTACGGGTTTCTGGGTTGGGTGGATTCGTTTTTCATTTCTTGATTTATCGCCAATTTGTATACCTGCTTTTTTTGCATCATTGCCAATAATCAAACCCTGGCAAAAGCCCGCCCACATATACCTCACAATATCAACTCTGTTATTAATGCTGCAGTAAGCTATTTCACAATCATGTTGATCCGTGTGATTGTTAAATTTATCCCAAACAATGCGGCCTGTACCGAAATAGTAATCGTAGTAATTGACACCCCAGATTATTTGATTTTCACTAACTCTTTTTAATTCGTTAAAATATTCACCGTCTGCAGGTAAATTATCCCAATCCTTATGTTGATACCCGCTATCAGGAATAAACGACCTCGAGCCATTACTTTGTTTTACATAACCCGCTTTGTTAGTTGGTTTAGATGAGCCTATCCCATAAGGCGGGTCAACAATAGCCAAATCAAAGGCGTTATTCTCACAATCCTTCATGTAATCCATACAATCACAATTTAGAAGTTCAATCATGCCGCTCTCGCTTGTTTTAATTCTTTCAGCTTCGCTTTATAGGTTTTTCTGATTTCAATTAAATCACTAGCAGTATATTTTTTTGCATCGCGCGGGCCTTCCAACCATTCAACTTTAGCTAATCCAATACGTTGAATTAGTCTTTCCCGATATTCCTGGCTAACCGTGTGATTTTTCCTAGTGAATCTTCCAGAACCACCGTTACACGACTTGCACTGCTTATGGGCGTTTAATTCTTCAAACCTTAATTCAGAATGGGCACCAATAGTTAAAAAATGGCCGCAGTCCCATTTGCCACCAGTGTAATTATCTTTTATTTCGCCATCTGCCCGGCCACAACTAATACAAACCAGCCCCGCATCCCGTTCTCGGATATAAGCATTAAACGCTGGTTGAGCCTTGCGTAACTGATAACTTCGATTGTTGGCTCGGTGTTCCTTTGTCATTTTCCTGGTATCGGCATCATAATTTTCCTTCACTCGGGCCGCCGCTATCTCTTGACCACATTTCGGCGAACACCAAACCACAATAGAATTGAATTGAGGGAACTTGACTGTACACCCTTTGTTCTTACAGGTTTTTAGTTTGGGCTTCTTTTTGGTTTGTTTCATCCCGGTGGATTATCAGAGCAATAGTCATTATCTATAATTTCTGGAATTTTTGCACAAAGCACATCTTCTGATATTGAGCCATCTTCACATATAAAAGCCCTGTCTCCTATAGACTCGCCGCACTGTTTCAATAAACCACGATAATAATCCGTATTACGTTGATTCTGTGCCGCTGTTTGCATCCAAAGGGATAATTTTTTGGCAAAGGCTTCTGCTAATATAACGTCCATTTCAATATTATCTGTTTCCTTTTCACACCAACATTGTGCCGCCAACCCTCTCGCTTCTTCTAAAAAATCATAATCATTCATTTCTTAATCCTCGTTAATCATTCTTAGTGACAAGGGATAAAAAACATACCTATACCACCACCTATTTCATATATCAATTGTACATAACCTTCTTCAGGAAATGATGGGTAAATATTCCTTAAACCGGATTCGACCAAAGCACAGGCTTCGGCTGGTAATTCAAATATAAATGTACGCCACCCTTCTCCACATACTAGTATAGATACTATTATGGTTTTCATTCTGGCGGGTCCAAAATAAACATAGCTATGTGCCACCCCGTCCCTTTTCCTTCGGATCCATCCTCTGTGGCACACCACTTAACATCGCCTAAATTTTCAATCCTTGCGCCTGCTTTCATCAACATCAGCATCCACTTGTCTAACGGGTAAACCATCACTATTCGCTTTCCTTTTTTGTTTTCCTCTATGGCTTTACGCGCCCATGCTGTCGGACCCTTCTTTTTACCGTTGTGATGTATAGATCCAAAAGGAGGATTAACGTAGGTGCTTGCACCCCATTCATCTGTCAGCCCGTCGAAGGTGTCTGGTTTCGGATACGGACATGCATCGCAAGTAAAATGAAAACGCTCATCTAGTTTTTTCATTAAGTCTGGTGGTGTTAGCCAATAGTGCTTTCCGTCTTCCGCACCATCGGCAAACTTGGTATTTTCTATTTCGGCAGCAGTATCGGCGTGGGTATTAAACAAAAGTGCTTGCATCACGCCACCTGTAAATTTGCGTATTCAAGCAGACCGCTATCTGGGATGGTGAGGTCTACTCCTATACTTTGGTAGTGCCGCTCGATATCCGTCATATATTCCGACATTTGCGCTACCGTGAAATCAGTGGTTGTCAGGAACGCATCGGCAATATGCATTAGAGCTTCTGGTCTTGTTTTGTATTCAGTTTCAAGAGATTGGATAAATTCCCAATGTCCAGAATTATCACGTTGGATAATTCGCCTGGCGAAACGATATTTACAAATAATGTGCGCCCCTTCCTTTGTATCCTCATGCTTCCCACCAAACCCAGACTCAGATACTTCGGTCATCCATTTCCAGTATAGCGCGTTTTGACGTGCCGACCGGCTTACTGAATCGCTGATAGTTACCTTGATACCACCGTTAATTTCTAGCGAACTGATACGCTGTAGGATTGTTCTGCGGGCGTTGTTGCTGCCAAGGAAATAGGATTCGGTTTTCATATTTTTATTTAATTAGTTGTTATGGTAAGCCAGAATAATCGCCAGTTGCCAATGGTCTTGGTTTCAATTGAATGCTAAAGGGCATCCCATCAATACTTATCCCTATATCCGCAACACCAAAACCCATTCCGGTATCAGTTATTTTTGCGCCTTGTGCTTGTAATGCACTCTCAACCCATTCCCTTAAATTTAAAAACGCCTCTATATCCATATCGCATAAACTAGCGGTTTTCTTTGGAGCAGATATGTTTGTTGGGTGATCCTGTCCTTCAAAATCAACATTATAAATGTTACAATCATGCCTTCTACACCATACCTGTAGACCATTTCTAGTAAGACCTACCTCTATTTGTTGGTATTCCTGTGCAGATAAACCACTAGGAATATCATCAAGACACTTAATACAATGCATAAAATCATTTATTTGTTTCATCCCACCATTCCATAAAGCCAGTTATCGCAAACTATCTGAGCGTAGGTTTTAACTAACGGTTGTTTCTTCTTCGGTTTCGGCCAGCTGCGTTTACAGTGCCGGGCTTTGTGAATACCAGCACAATGAGGGCTACAGAAACGTGCTAATTTCCTTTCTGCCGGTGACATTTTTGCACCTTTTGGGTTTATTGCCGTAGGCTTCCGGCGCATTGGTATTTCCTTATCACACTCAGGTAATTCGCAAAAGTAGTCAGTCATTCTGATGGTTCCAGTGGGTAGGGTTCGCTGTCAGCTTCCGGTATTTCACCAGACAATGCACAAGACCTAAAAAATGCAGAGTTATTTTCTAGTTCCCGGATTCTTCCTTCATAAAAGGATTCCCCATCCAGTCTTGCCCACTCCCTCTTTTCAAGAACCTTGTTTCTTTCTTCCAATTCTCCGACCAAACTAAGCAATGCCGCTACACATTCATTCAATTTCTCATAATCACTCATTATTCATACTCCTGCTTAGATAGTCCGAGGTGTTAGTTTCATTGACCAACATACCAGGTATTTTCGGGATTTTCTTTCTCCCACAACCTATGCCCTCCTTTAATCGGTTCACCATCAACTTTGCCACAACAATTAAAACAAGCACCAGCCCTCAAATCTTTATATTCTTGGCAAATCATACAGTTTCCCATTTGGGCATGACTGACATAACTATCAGGATATTTTTCTAAGGCTTCTTTTAAAGTATTAAATATCTCCATTTCTCCAACCTCTTATATAGTCGGCAAACTCAAGGCGCTTTGCTGAGGACATTGGCAGAGGCCGGGATGGTTTGTGTTTTTGAATATGCGCTTCTACAAATCTATTAACATATTTATTTATTTCTTCTTTTTTGTCCATTTCCAGGTACATTCTTCTTTTATCAACATCTTCCCATAAAACCTTACACCGATTCCAATATGTCAAATCCCAACTTATCATTGGCTTGCCTGATCCTCCCATATCTTTACACCAGTACATCTTAAATCCATGTAGTTGATGTTCGCACCAGGATCGGTTCTCTCCATAGTTGGTCATCTGGTGTTTATCAGCATTATTACCCCAGAAATATTCTTCGTCTGGTTGCCAGGATTTAAATAGTTTGGTTTTTAGTTTCTTTTTCATATCTAACCCAATGATGGGTTATCCATCCATGCTTTTGCCTCTCGCACTGTTTCACAAATACGAGACATTAAAGTAGTATTTCTTACCCCGCCTGTTACCCAGATAGATTTCTTATCTCGATGAGCCATGTATTTATCAGGGTCTTTTTTGCCAGCATAGACTTTTAACTCTTTATGTTGCGATTTAAATTTCATTTCACTTTCCCTATAGAGATAGCTAACCCGGTTTTTTAATAGACCTACAATTCCATTCTCGCGCTGCTTTTTCGAAAGATTTCCTATAATGAGTTGATGGTCGAATAGTACAACCTTTGTTGTTACACGCAACCCATGGCCTATCAACTCCATTCCGATAAGTAGGTTTCCCACCACAAAATGGACAAGTATCTAGTTCAATATTTGCTGGTAGTTCTTTAGTCATATTCCAAACCTATTAAAGATAGCTATCCACGGTGATATATTAATTCACCATTAAACCTTTGTGTAATCTGGAAGGCTATTCATTGTTTTCTCTGCCTTTAAATCTAATTCAGCTTGTTGCCATCCCATCTCCCAGTAAACCCTTTGAGCTTGGAATTTCTGGCTGAGATTTTCAAAAGGATTCTTAGCAAGACCAAGTTTATAGGCTTCGTAACCTTCGTGGTATGTCGGTTGGTCTTGTGGTATCGATAATCTTTTCATAAAAAACACCTATTTGTCGAAGGGGCTGTTGACTTTTTTCTTTCTTGCATTAACAAAACACCGGGCCTAAAACCGGAACTTATCCACAGGCTGTGTAATATGTTTTAACGTGTGGCTATCTAGCCTGGTCTTTCATGGGCCAGAACCCACGTAATTTAATACCGTCGAACAAGTAGCCACACTCAAAACATACTACAACAAATACTGCGCTTGGTTGCCTATAACGAATTATTAACGTTGTTTATCCGTTCGCTGCCAAGACAGCTATCGGCGCTCGGTGTCATTTTGTAGGAAATCATCAATGAATCCAATCGCTCCTGTTTGTTTCCACAGGCCCAAAGCGCCGTTATAAGCAAATCGGGTTAAAGTGTTACCAAAAGTAACAAATGTCCTTGAAATGGGTTTTGAGGTTGGTATAATGCCGTAATGGATTCGGTTAACCTTCTCTGAAAACCTGATTCAAAGGCGCTTCTAACGCCGATACGTAATACTAAGCCTTGTGGGTAAAACTGCAAGGCTTTTTTATTTGTGTTATAATTTCCCTGTTCAACTTGCGGGCGGGTTACTGTGACCGGCCGTGCAACAACAGGAGAGTGCGGTGGGAGGCGAAAGCCGATGAAACCACGGACTCGATGGGAAAGTCCTTTCTGGAAGCCCTTAAAGGAAAACTATTCGATAGCATCAACCTGGCCGGTAAATAGATTAGAGACCTGAATCTTCTTCTGTTGATTGCACAACTTTTTTTACTCCCGGTCGGCAATTGAGTCAACCGGGAGAATCTAATTTCCCGGCTTCCACACCAGCAAAAAAAACTTTAGATATCTCTCTACCCCATGTTAAGTCTTCTGGGGCGTACACATTACTTTCATCATTCCAGGTGAAATATAATTCTCCATTGACATATACTTCATGTATACCTGTGTAGCAATCGTCTGATTCTTTTTCTACAACCTTTATCATAATCATTCTCCTTCAATGGCTTTTTTAATTCTGTTATAATTCATTTTTCAAAACCTTTTCTATAAAAGGAAGGTAGGTTATAACACCCAAGTAAGCGTCCCCAGAATGACAGGGTGAGCCATCTATCATTACTCTTTTATTTTTAAAAACAAAAGTAAGAAAGCCTCCGCAGTCGCTATCAAATCGAACCTCTAATGCTCCCATTTCTTGCAATATTGAAACTACTTCTTCCATATTTTGTGCCATATTAAGTGTATCTTTCATAATCATTATCCTGCTTCTTCTTCAATCTCTAAAGCACATTCATTACAAATGAATCTCGTACCGTCCCCAGGTTTTTGAGTAAAAGTAAAAAGGTCCATACAAGGTGATTCATCAGCATCCTTGTAGCCATCACATCTGTCACAATAATATATACTCACAATCATTCTCCTGTGCCGTTATAAGCAAGATACTTTAATAAGGGGCTTTTTATTTAATAATATAGATTGATTATTACAGTTCACAGCCTGATTTTAAAAGATCACAAAAATTAACATTTTTTATGCTCTCGTTAGGTATTGAATTAATAATACCCACATTATGCATAAGAATATTCATTCTATTTACTCTAGGATTGCAAATACAAGAATTAATGGCGACTATTCTGTGATCACTTGTTGACCATTCTTCGTCGTTTAATCCCATATCTATCATGCTTTCTATTATATACATAGTCATTCTCCTGGTATCAACTGCGATAAGTGATTGTGCTTAGTGATAGAGGCAGGGCGCTATGCTGCTACCTGTATATGGGTTTTGGGTTTTTATCTTTTCGTGTGAGTGTCACTTACCAGTGCCTCGTTCTTCACGTTTCCCAATGCCTGTTTGCTCCAGGCTTCTCTATCATTAAACACAATCCCAGCTATAGAACTGTCGATTGAATGGAGGTAGCGCCCAATCTACTCGGCAAACACCCACTGGGTTAGGTGCCTAAGCCTCTGAATCCGAAGAATCAGGGTTGCCTTATTGTGCTACCATTGTCCAGCTTAATTATCTTTATATTCAACCAAATCTTCTATAATCTTTGCATAATCAATATCTTCTTTAGTTGTGTTGGTTAAATAAATTGCAACAACAGCCTCCAGTGGGATTTCTTCATCACCATCTAAAGTTTCTAATCGTTGTGTTAATTCTATTACTTTCATAGCTACCATAATTCAATCTATGCCCTGTAAGGACTGTAACGACCGGAGCCAGCCGTGCTGCTTTACGAGCCTACTTTCGGTTTTTGGGTATGCAGCAACCCCTTCTCATGGAATTCAATCTATCGGTATTAGACATTATTGAATACGTTGTTGACTAACTGGTAAAGAATCTTTATATTGCCACTGTGTGTGGCGGAAGAAAAGACGATAGCTAGTGTTATCTGATTCAAAGGCAGTCTAGTGCCGATGCCATTAATACTAAGGGGTTTGTTCATATTGTTCAAACCCCTTTTTTATTACCAAAGCCTATATGTTGTATGTGACTTCCCTTGTTCTTTTAGGGCTATCGCATCATACACATGTTGGTGCTTGCAATTGTTCATGGGTGGTATAATGGCTTGCATTACAGGATAATATCGCTTTGTTTTATTCGGCACCACAGTAACTATTCTCCCTTCAGATTGCATTAATCGACTAGCCTTTTTAGCCTTATTTATGCTTCCCATGTCTTTACCATCTAAGATTTTACCTGCTCTTACTATTCCCATAATCATTTCCTCTTTGTTGGTAGAAATATCAATAGGGCTTTTTAATCGGTAAGTACATGAACCTTTTCACGTTCGCTTTCGATTTGATTCTGTATGTCGGGGTCGTCTATGCGTAGCAGTGAATGTTCTTGCTTCGCGTCATATTCAACATACGGCGGGCATCCATATTTAATTACATCTAAATCGGTTGCCCAATAGCCGTAAAATTCTGCATCATCAATTATTTTAAAAAGCACAGTAACTTCTTTGCCGCGCGCTTTAGAATTAGAATCAATTATTATCGCTCTACATCCTGCCTCAATTGGTTTAGCGCCTATCATGCGGCATACTTCCGCAAATCTTCGATGTCCAGGTCCAGGGCTATCATTGGCTCGCCAAAAAATCATGAATTCCCAGTTTTTCTATTAAATAAATAGGGTCATTGTTTAATGCTGAGCCTCGCTTGATATTGCATACTCGGCAAACAGGCTCAACGTCAAGCGGTTTCATGTAATCTCGATGATCATAATCTCGCGCTAGCTCACCGCAATCCACACACTGTATTTTACTACCCTTTAGTCTAGGCAAAATACCTGCATTGACGGCGGCATTAACTATCGAACCAGAGACCCTTTTCGGAGTTGTTGTTATTCCTAACTCAACTCTTTTATCGCGGCATCTTTTGCAATACCATTTCCGAGCATCGGTTTTTGGCAGTTTGTGTCCGCAAATTCGGCACAAACTGGCAGTCATTTCCGCCTCACAAGATAGTTATACAATATATCAACCTTATCCTCAGAATTAAACTCACCGCGCTTAAACTTCTGTAGCCAGCGAACCTGCAAACCAGTTGCTTCGTGTATTTCGGAAACCCCTAAGCTGGTGGTTTTGATTAGCTCTAAAGCCTTTTCTTTTCTAGTCATACCGGAACTATACGCTAATAATTCGTATACGCAAGTATTTTTATTCGTAATAGTTATTGACTTACGCGAACTATAGGACTATATTGGTTATTATATTAAACGAGGAAATGAAAATGGGAGCAAGAGCAAATATTGTAGTTAAGTCAGACGGGGAACAAGTCTGTCTTTATAGTCATTGGGGTGGTTCAGAATTAGCCGATGACTTAAAAAATGCTTTGAAAAAAGGGAAAAGGTGGGATGACTTTCAATATCTAACTAGAATTATTTTTTGTGAAATGGTTAAAAACAATATTAGCGAGGAAACCGGCTTCGGGATAACGCAAGAAGTCCACGATAATGAATATCCGGTTATATATGTTAATGCTGACTTACAGCTTGTCACTATAGACGGCGTTGAAACTTCATTTTCTGACTTCATTACCTAACCTATCCAATAACAAGGATAAATAAATGACCGATATTAAAACACCAGCCTCACATTTAAACGATCCTGAAACCAGCTATATTGCCGAGAGTAATATAAATAAGTCTGGTAAAAGATTCTCGAACCAGAAGCTAATAACCGATTTTGTGAAAAGACACCCTGGACTCACGGCAGCCGAAATAGGACATCTCACTGGTTTGGGTCAACATGAATGCTCAAGAAGGTTATCTGAATTAACTAACGTCACAGTCCGCAGGGGAAATAAGTTCCTATGCTCTATTAAAGGCACATTAATGATGGTATGGCATCCATTGTATTTAACTGAACAGAGAGAATTAATATGAACAGATCACAAGCTGAAGAACTATTTACTTTAATCACTACAGTTCGACATGTGGATAAGATGCATACCCATTACGGGGCAGCTTATTCGGAACGCCCTGTACCAGCTTGCTTATTATGTGAGGGAGTGCGCCACGGTCTTTACACTAAAGAACAGGGTTTGGAGTTGGATACCACGTCTGCGTCATCTAGAAATGTCATTGGGTTTGACGTACATTTCGGATGCACGGAATCAGAGGCGTGTGGGGTTCTTTTCCATAACCAAATTACTTTGAGTGACCATACCAATGGTGAAAACTACTATCAATCGGGAAAAGAATTAATAGAAAAATACCACCCCGATCTATTTGAAACCACCCTGTCTTTCTCTGCCCTTATGGACGAACTCAAGCAACCGGTGAGCATGGTATAAACAATGGCAAAGCTTCTAAACATTGCAGGAAGAAGATTTGATGGATGGTTAGTTATTGATCGAGCGCCAACAATAAAAAAACCCACCAAATGGAATTGCAAATGCGATTGTGGGGTATTAAAGGCCGTTAGACTAACCAATTTGAGAGCTGGAAAATCAAGATCATGTGGGTGTTTAGGCAACATTGGAAGGTTTACACACGGTATGAGCAAAGTACCTGAATATAATATTTGGAAAAATATGATTGCAAGGTGCATCCATCCATCGCAAACATCTTATAAAAATTATGGTGGTCGCGGAATAAAGGTTTGCAGCAGGTGGAAAGATTTCCAGAATTTCTTCGATGACATGGGCCAAAAACCAAACAGTAAAATGCAGCTAGACCGGAAAAACAATGACGGTGATTATGAACCTAGCAATTGCCGATGGGCTACCAACCAAGAAAACTCACAAAACACAACAAGATCAAGAGTTAATGGAAAACAAGTAGCCACCATAAAACGGTTATTACACGAAGGTAAATTAAACCAAACAGAAATAGCCAAGATGTTCGAAGTTGGAAGTAACATTATATGGTCAATAAAACATGGTGTTTCATGGACAAATATACAGGCTGAAAAATGAATAATTCAGGCACACTAGATACGGCATTGGAATTGGATGTAACAGTTGAGTACGACTGTGTTGACGAAGATGGTATTGAGATAACCAGAATCACGCGCAAGGGTTCTGGTGATTTAGTTGAACGATTACGGAAATTAGAATTAAAACACGGTGCGACAATGTGGAGCCACGAACGCGAAATGGCTAAGGAATGTCTCAAAGCAGCAGATCAAATAGAAGTATTCGTAAAAGACATCACCCAAATTCAATACGACAGCCTCATTGACCAAATAAATGCTGATCTAGCGGCACAAAAGCAAGAAGCCTTAGACTTCCAGGCTGAGTGTATGCGTGATGACAGCAAACATGACCCTAATTGGTGAGTGGAATGGAGAAAATAGAACAAGGTTTAATCGAAGTCGGCGATATTATAGTTATAAAAAACTGGCCTGGTACTCAAAGATTCACTGTAACTAGAGTAACTAAAACACTCTCTTTGTCAAAACGTGATGATGGTTATGAGCATAGGTTTAAGCGCAAGATTCAATGGGATATGGGGCATCCTCACAGTACCTGGAATACTAATGAATATACCGTATTACGTCCATTAAACATAGTAGGCACTGGGTAATGATTAAGAAATTTATATGCTGGCTATGGGGCCATAAAGCCGTTAGCAAAGCATTTACTGGCGAACGGATGGAATGCACAAATCTGTTTGGGGAGAGCTATTCATCCAGCATGTATAGATGGCATAAAAACGAATTTTGCCCTCGATGCGGAAAACGATTAATAGGCACTGGTGAGTGATATGACTGATGATTTATTACTTAAACGATTGCGCCGAAACTGTACTTGGCAGCGAGCAAAAGGCACAAGTCGAGACAACGGATACCCCTATTGCAAGCATGTTCCTGATTGTGATATATGCCAGGCAGCAGACCGGATAGAAGCAGATAGTAAGCGCATTGCGGAACTAGAATCCGAAATAGAAGGAATATATGAAGATGCTGCGGGAGAATCTATATGACTGATGATTTAGATAGAAGCCATCACCATATGTATGAAACATCAATACATACAACATGGAAGAATATGCGGCAACGATGTTCAAATCCTAACGTTCCTTGGTATGAATATTATGGTGGGCGAGGCATAACGGTTTGCGACAGGTGGCAAAATAGTTTTATGGCGTTCTATAGAGATATGGGTGAGGAGCCGGAAGGTTCTTGTATTGAGAGAATCGACAACGATTGCGGCTACTTTCTGGAAAATTGCAGGTGGGCTACTCCCGCCGAGCAAGTAATTAATACACGGACACCCAAAGGAAGCTTGTCTGGGTTTAAAGGGGTGACTTGGCATAAACTATCTAACCAATGGTCGGCACAAGTAACATATAAATATACCCAATACCATATAGGAACTTACCAAAATGTCAGGTTGGCTGCCGAGGCTAGAGATAAATTTATTATTGATAACAAAATGCCCCACCATTTATCGGGGTTGCCACTAAACTGGATCAGATAAAATGAGCATTGACATACTAAAAACAGTAGCCGTACAGGAAACTAAAAAGTTCTGTTCTGAACACGATATAGAGATAACAATGTTGAATATGAGCGACTACTACACTTCTTTAGCCACTCCGATTGCACACGAACTAATAGCCACAGGTCTTAGTACAACCGATGCCTGGGGTATTGCCTATAACAGGGTGAAGAACAAATGAGTGAGTGGATAAGTGTTGATAAAGTGCGCCCCCAGATGGGTGAAGTAGTTGCTGTTTGGGATATTGAATGTGGTTATATTCCATTTGTTGAATGGGATGGTGATGAATGGATAAGCCATAATTTGCTATGGTCAGGCAAACTTTCCCACTGGCAACCTATACCGGGGCCACCAGAATGAACATTGTCCTAATAATCGGAATTATCATAGCTGTTTCATCTCGGGATTTAGGCATACAGGCTATCGGTATTTTGATTATTGGCATAGCTATTTTTGTAATTGATTCGAGGAGTTTTAGAGATGAGTAGCGAACCTGAAAACTGGCCTGATCCAGCATGGGATTTATGGAGCGACCATCTCAGCGAAGAGTCACAAAAGGCTATGGACGATGAACTTGAGGCAAGGCTTATAGAAACTTGTGAGGAAGAAAATGGAAACGATATTTGAACAACTAAAAGCACCATTTGACCCAAAAGTAATCCACTGGAGAGTTGGAGCCACCAACGCCAAACGCAACGAAGGTGTAGCAACTAGTGGAATAGGGCTTGCTTACCTTGACGCCAGGGACGTTATGAAGCGTCTGGATGAGGTTTGTGGCGACTATTGGCAAGTAGAGTACCCTTACGAGGGTTGCTGCCGTTTAGGGCTTAAAATCGATGGTGAGTGGCTCTGGCGGGCTAATGGTGCGGATACCACTGCTGTTGAAGGCGTTAAGGGTCAGTATTCAGATGCTTTCAAACGTGCAGCCGTGTTATGGGGTGTCGGGAGGTATTTATACTACTTGCCTAATAAATGGTATGACCTGCAAAACGGAAAGATGAAAGTAACACCAGAGCTACCGGAATGGGCTACACCAGAAGGCTATGGAAGACGTTTTAAAAAAGGTGAAGCCGATGAAATAAGAACACAAGTTAGAGCCGCTTTACAGAAGGGAGATTCTGTAGGTCTCCAGCAAATCAGGGATGAATATATTGACCCAGAGGAAACGATTAAATTCTGGGGACTATTTACCCCGCCAGAATGCAAAGCCATTAACTCTCTTTTGGGCTAGCGAATGACACCGCTGACTAAAATACGCACTTCGATTATCGTAGTTATTGTTTTATTGATTATTCAGCTATCGATAGAAGGAGCGTTCGCCTGTGAGACCGGATTGCACCTGGAAGCTGGAGCCGGTAAGAACGGCAACTGGACTGGTAGCTCAATCCCTTGGGACGATGGCGGCGGAGTCGGGTTTTACGGTTCGATCCGGTACGAATGGGAATATGCAGTCTGTCACGGTTCCCACTTCTCCCAATACGATGTCGGCCCACCCTCTAACGACCGTTCAGAATCTAGCCTGGATCACTTGGGCTGTGCCTTTAGGATTAAATTATTATGATTGATACATTTGGAATAAAACAAATGGTGATAGAAAAACGCAAACAATCTGGCATTGGTTTATGTGGTCGATATGAGTCAATCGCTCGTTGGTTGTTTAAAGAACATAAAGTGATTGCATCTGCATCTTGGATAGAATCTGTTATTAGGGAGGCAAAGCTATGACTGATACATTCACAATAGAGCGCAATACTAAACCGCAATGTACACACGGACTCAGCCACATCCCAGAATATATTTCTTGGACAGGGATGAAGGACCGATGCTACAGACCAAAGAACGAGAAATACCATAATTACGGTGGTCGAGGGATTACAATATGCGATGAATGGGTAAATTCATTTGAGTCGTTTATACAAGATATGGGGTTGCGGCCCTCGCCAGAACACAGCATTGATCGCATGAACAATGATGGTAATTATGAACTTAACAATTGCCGATGGGCAACCAATACGGAGCAGTTACATAACAGGCGAGATTCTCCCAATAGAACACAGCAGTTGCCACGGGGTGTTTATAAATCAAAACTTAGATTTAAGGCGTCTATTACGCACAAAGGCATCAATATATATCTTGGACATTTTATAACACCGCAAAAAGCATCAGCTTTCCGCAATAAATATATTACCCAAAACAAACTTCCACATAAACTATCTAGTATTAAACAATGACCGACAAATTCACACCAGAACTAATTGAATCTATTATAAAGGCGTTTAGACGTTTTGATTTCCATGTAGAAGAAACGGGGACAATAACTTTCTCCGAAAGTGAGGTTAAATCGTTCATAGAAGAATTAACCGCTTCTCAATGGAAGCCGTATAAACCAATCCACGATGAAGTTTATTATACTGGTGGACATTACATTAAATATCGTGAGGGGGATATTTTAAGCGGCAATCCTCGCAGTTTAACACCAGACGAAGTACCAGCATGGAAGCGCGATAAGGAAGCACTAAAGGTGGCTATTAAAGGGCTTCAAGAACCGTATGATTTTTTGAATAGCATGGGTGACGAGTTGGATGAAGCAGAACGGCAAGTGATGGAAATGTTGAGATTTGCCATTGCAAAAATAAAGAAACTGACTGCCGCCAATGAGGATATGAAATGAATGAATTTGATGATTTAAAGGCTGTGGTTCAATACCGCCGTAAGAATGATGACACTGGGTATTATGGTCAGTGGTCAACTATGGCTGCTTTTGATATTAAAGAAATCGCTGAAAAGTATGCCGCAAAATGTTCGAAAAACGATCCTCTTTGGGAATATAGAGTTATTGATGTTAATAATGAACCAGTTGAGATATGAGGATATGAAATGATGGATAGAGAAGCATTAATAAAGCAGTTGATCGAATGGCGCGATCCTTTAGGCGCACAAACACACAGCGAGGCGAGAGATTTAATCGATCTATTGGAGCCACAGTTAAAGGCAGACGGTGAGCGTATAGCTGAACAGAAAGCCAATATTGACCGCCTGACCAAGCAAAACAAAATTCTGGATGATGCTTTAAAAGAAACTGAAAAGGGTTACTCAACTGATGGTGGCATATCATGGGAAATGGAACAAGCCCGTAAAGCCCGACAAGCAGCAAAGGAGTTGAGTGATGGGTAAAAGTTGGAATGAAATGAACCAAGCTGAACGCACCGAATTAGCTGAATCAATGCTGGATGCAAGTTTTGGACATACCGCAGCCATAATTGCCAAAGCATATCTTGAAGCCAATACCGAAATAGCCCGCCTCGATGCTGTGATAGAACGGCTGGGGGATGAGAATGATAATTTTATTTCGCCCGATGGGAAAGATATTCCGTGGTGGCTGGAAGAAGCACTAGAAGCCCGTATCCAATACGCCAAAACTCACAGGGGAAAATAATGAACGCCGCACAAATTAAAAAACGCGAAAGGTTGCTGGAGTTGAAGGATCATATAAATAACCGGCTTTCTTACGACCCAAAAACAGGAATTTTAACGAATAAAATATCAGGCATGGGAGTTACTGAAGGAACTCGCGCAGGGTCACTCGATAAGTCCACGGGATATCGCCGAATTGGGATTAACTACAGGACTTACAAAGAACACATAGTTATTTGGTTAATAGTTTTTGGGGTTTTGCCGCTAGATGAAATTGACCATAAAAACCACACAAGAGATGATAATCGCCTTTGCAATTTACGAAACGCAACCCACCATCAAAACAGTCTCAATGCTTCACTAGCATCGAATAACACTTCGGGAACAACTGGGGTTTATTGACATAAAGGCTTTAATAGATGGGTAGGTGTAATTACAATTAACAGGGTCATAAAACACCTGGGTAATCATATCAACTTATCCGACGCTATCAACGCTCGAAAACAAGCAGAGAGAAAATATGGTTTCCATCCTAATCACGGGAGGACGCAAAACAATGGATAAAGATAACGAATCACTAAGGCGACACCTAAGTATCCACAACTATTGTTTTTACTGTGCCATCTGCAAAAACAACTTTTAAATCACCATCGGCAGTATCTACATATAGTCGTGCAACACCTGTTCCGGCCCCTGGTGCGGTCATGCCATCAGCTATTGCCAGGTAGGTCGTAGATTTTAAATTCAGCACACCTGCTGGTATTTGTACTATCTCTGTACTTCCTATTTGGATTTGACCATTTGCTAATGCAATTATTAGAAACTGTATGCCAGTTCCTGCTGAATCTCTGCCAACAATCCACTGGTTATTATCCATAACCAACCGACCTTCTCTAAAATATCCTGAATACTCACCTGAACCTGTGGGTCCGTCTGTTCCTGATGCTCCACGCTTGCCAAACCAATTATTACCAAATTGTTTAAGATTCCTAGAAGCACTATCTTCTGTAATCTCCCATCCCAAATCAGTAGACATAATAAAAGGGCTAACAGCGAGACTTTTATTGACAAAAAGTGTTGAGGTTACTGCGGTTGAGCACCCTATAAACATTGCTGAGTTTGAATTAGCCGTAAATTCAATTTCTGCTGTAACTTCGTTCTCCATTGCTATTGCAGTGTATACGCAATTTGTAGCTCCTTCTTTAATAGCCAAAGTGCAAGCCTCAACACGGCCTCCATATATCGTACATTTATCTGGGTGGGTGGTTCCGGGTGCTAAATCATACGCAGTACCACTATTTAAAACCTCTGTGTGCATAACGTGATTTTCATTTGCTCCTGAGGCCCAAAGAACACCCTCATCCAGATATTGTAATGAACACCTTGATACTACATTTGTATAAGCACCAGCAAGTAGTGGAGCTCCAAACTTAATTCCAGTTCCGGTTCTGGTTGCAAAGGAATTGCCACCAAATATGAAACAATCCTCTACAACCGAATTGCTGACCGAGGATAAATCAATTGCAATTACATCTTGGTCATTTAAATCAATAGATAAATTCTTTACTTTGTTGTATGCCGATGTGCCTGAAGCCGGGCTAGTAAATTTGAGTATACTCCCAGTTGTTCCTGAAATAACTTTTAGTATGGTAGTAAATTTACTTTCTCCAACAAGGGAATTACCAGCAAAATCAAAAACACCTACATTACTTATCATATAGGCGACTGATGGATTAGGAACCCAAACAAGTCCGCCCGCTGCTGCTGTGAGCGCACTAGTAAATGACGCTGTATCGTCTGTAACACCGTCACCTTTAGCCCCGAAGTCTTTAACGCTGCAAATCTCTCTTAGCTTCCTTTGTACTGTTGTTGCTACCGCACCAGTACCATTGTGTATATGTCCTACAGAAGCAGAGCCAAGTGAACTTGTGAGATCGATTCCCTCTCCACCTAAAGAACGAACTATTTCAAATAAATAATTCTCAAAATAAGCAGTAGCTTTTATTTCCTTAGAGAAAGGATCGACTTCGGCTATTGGCTGGGCTGTGTCTAGAAGATCAGCCATTCTGATGGTCGTTTTCTTGTTTAAATTTAATCATCACACTTTATAATGTCCTGATATTAATATTTGAGTGGAGTTTGCAAAAAATGCGTTAGCTACAGAACCAGTTGCAGCAGCAGTTTTTGATAGAACTGTAATGCTTGCGGTTCCTGCAGTATTAAATGCATTTTCCGAAACTGTACTAGTTGCGGCAGCGACAGTTTTAGCGACATATAGACTCCAGTTATGTGTTGAGGCGCTAGTAAAAGGCAATCCTCCTATTACCGTTGTTGATCCTGTTCCTATTGCATTTATGTCTAGAAAACAAGATATATAAACGGTATCGCCTATCTTAGTATATGTGCCAGACTGGGTGTTGTATGTTGTAGACCCACCGAGAGTAGGTGTCCAAGTCCCTTCCTCATAATCATCGAAGGTATTAACATCATCAGAAGCTACTTGTGCGGCGGGAAATTTAATCCCATTAGTTGAAATTAAATCAAGAAATGCAGAAAGACTATTCCCACCAGCCCCCTGTATTACTGTAGGAGAAGTAGCCCACGTTCCTGCTGTACCTTGAGTAGACTCAACATATCCTATTACTCTATAAGGTACTGAAGTTCTAGCGGTGGTTGAATAAAAAACCGCAGCGGAATCTGACCCTGTTCCTATAGCAGTTGTAGTAATAAGAGTTGTCTCATCCAAATTAACTACACCAACTTGATTAACTACAGCTAGTTCAACCGTTCCTGCGTTGTCTATGGCTAGAAGGATTAATCGTGACTCTAATGCGTTGGTAGTTCCGAGAGTCGCACCACTTGGGACTACAAGAGATAAAGCAGCATTGCTTCTGACATTCGGTGTCCCATCGGTTAAAGGTGTTTTTCGGAAGTACATTGATGTAGGATTTAGTTCTAAAGTCAATGCACTCGACGCAACTGTAGCAGTAATGGATTGTATTTGAGGATTAAGTGTGGAAGAGATTAATTCAAACACATCATCCGTAGAATTATAGATAACTGAAACAGCTTGATTGGCTTCTATATCGCCTAAAATTAAAGGTTGGTCATGATACTTTAAAACAGACTTCACCGCTGTAGAGTCAATCTGGAGTGTTACAGCACCCGTTATAGCGTTAGCTGCGGTGAATGAATAAATAGTTAAATCAACTAAAGACGTTATGGTGGGTGTTCCGGTAGCAGTTATTGTATTTGTCCCTGCCACAGTACCGAGTATTTCTACTATAGTAGTTTGATCGCCTATAGTTGGTACGTCATTGGTTGTGATAACGTCTGAACCATCTGAATTAGACTCCTGCACAGTCAGAAGACCGGAATATTTAACATCGCCTGCTATTTGACCATTAGCATTAAGTGTATATGGATTTGTCTGCGCTACGCTCAAGGATTCGTCTGAAAAAATAGATGCCTTTACAGTAGTTCTATTATTAAAAAAGGTAACTATTCCACTAACCCGTACTTTCCCGGTAGTGTCTATGAATTGCTGGAATGGGTTGATTACGTTAAATGACAAATGAGCCTCCGCTAATTTTCCTTCAAAAATAGTTTAATAACATCAAATGCTTCCTGCTCGGATTTTCCAAATGCAACATCTTCCACACTTTGAGCAATATCAACCGCTGTACCTACGGCTGTACGTCCTTTCTCTGCTTCTTTTGCCGCTCGGGTAATCTGGCCTTTAAACCCTGTTGCTGGAGCAGTTTTAAAGATTTCTTCCAGCTCGTTAGCCCAAATTACTTGCGTTACAATATCATCGTCAAAAGTTGCACCATACTTTCGTGAGATTTCGCTGATCTCAACCACCGCATCAAACATATTTTCACGACCCAGATTATTACTGAGTAGTGATCTTAATTTTTTACCAAGCGCTTTATCTGCACTAGGTCCGGCTAAGTCTAGCTTCCGCCCCGCTGCATCCTGTAAAGCATCCAGCGCCCTAATAGTATCTGAATACGTTGTATTGGCTTTATTGTAATTGGGAAAGGCAGAATCAAGTGCGTCATCGATTCCAGATCTGAAATTCCTCAAAACCCTCTCGGCATCACCACCAAGACCGCCAGGAACATCTTTGCCAAATGTTACATTTCGATCTATGATCTTTTTCATTTCATGCGCTTTGGCAGCGTCAATTGGCCCTTGTTTTTGTAGTCGCGCCATTTGGCGGATTATTTCTTTTGTCGGTCCTCTATCGCCGGGGGCTAAGGTTAATTCATCAAAATTAACCTTTATCACGCCATTTTCATTAGTTATCTTAATGCCAAAACTATCGAGCGCCTCTGCAAACTCTCTGGTTGGTTCGCTCAAATCTACATCTTTCCCTTTTAATTCTTTTTTGGCGATTCGATTAATATCTCGCCCTGCTTTTTTATTAACACTTTTTAAATATTTAACACTATCAAGTAGTGTGTCGCCAACAACATCACCACTTCGATTTAATGCCGCAAATCTTTTGTTCCCCTTACCCCTTTCTATTATATCGACCATTCGCAATACTTTAGAGCGGTCGGTCGCAGTTGCCCCGCGCAACATAGCTAGTGAGCCTGGGTCAAATCCCTGTCTAATCGATTTGGCAAATAATCCTGAAGGGTCGTTTTTAATCTTGCCTGCACCATTAATTAAATACTTGCCAAATTTTGTTTCAATTCCTTCACCTAAATCTATTTGATCAATTATTTTCTGCTTTATTTCCGACTTCGGCGTGAATAAATCCTTAGCCTTTCCGATTAACGATTTAGCGCCTTTAACAGCGATGCCTGCAAGTATTGGTAACGCTACCCCCGCTGTGACTCCTACACCAGTGCCAATAGCTGTACTAACCGCTGTTTCTTTCGAGAAAAGTTCATCTTCATCGGCAAGACCCGCGCCTGCGATAGCGCCCTCGGCACCACCGATTAATGCAGCACTACCCAAACCTGTTGCCTTTACTAATCCTGCTACGCCAGTACCAACCCCACCAGCAATTTCTAAACCAGTGGAAAGAACTGGATTTTTTTCTTTAAACTCAGCGTCTTCCTCTCTAAAGGAAGTACGAGCATCGATCATTAGTTGCCCAAAATCCTTATCAGAAACGAATGGGGAGGCCACGGCAGCAGCTATTACGGATTGAATCTCGTCAGAAAATCCAAGTGTTGCACCTTTTAGTAATGATTGCATTGATCCCTTCGCAAGATCGCCTGTCGTTTGATCAGGTTCATCTAACACAAACCCCTCTGGGATATTCTCCGAGTCCAGCGTAAATCCTTCTGGTACTACAGGGGTTGCCATTTTCCGTCCTTAAAAATAATCTTATCCCCAGCGGTATTAGTTGCAGTTGCGCCCTCCTGTATCACTGGTGCAGTCTGTAATTGATTATTCTCACTATCTGTTTTAGTAACTAAATCTCTGAAACCACCGATATAATCAACGGCAACATTATCAGGGTTAATATCCTGCCTAGTGGCTAGACCTCTAAAAACACCTTCTAATTCCCGCTGTATTTTTAATTGAGCGCCAAATAGATTACCTGCTTCCTTCTTAAAATTTTCACGTTGTACCGGCCCCAATCTATCGCCCCTCAAAGCCTTGTTGTATAGAGTAACAATCCTAGTCGGTATCCCAGCGGTTTGTTCTGCGGTCGCAAATTCAGTTTCTCTAACTGTAGAACCAGGATCGATTATTCTCATAAACGCGAATATCAATGAAACATCACCCGCACCTGTATCAGACGAGGTTATTAACTTCTCATAAGAAGCCCTTATATCGATAAAATCTTGGGATTGTTTGGTAAACTCTTTTCGCATACCACCTATATCAGTCAATTTTGCTGGTTCGCCTTTCTCTTCTGCGTCTATAACCTCCTGAATCGCATTAGCTTGGTCGCTATCTTCTCCAAACATATCAACAGCAAGTTGCTTGTCGGATATTAACTTCCCCATAGTAGATTGAAATTTCTCTTGATCATCGCCTTGCAAAGTTTTGGAGTCCTGCCACATTTGATCAGTGAGTTCCACATTATCCAGCGCATCTCCGAATATTGGCTGGTATTCTTCTTTTTTCCGGTTGAAATAATTCTGGGCGTCTTCGAAATTATCAAAATTAGCTACGTCACTAACAATTTCATCCACAATTTCCTTATTATCTTCAAATAACTTCCGCGTCCTGGTTTGTTTGTCTAATTCGGCTTGTTCGCTAGTAGCTTTTCTCTTGCGGGTTTCTTCCATGATCTTTGCACCCAAAGCAGGGTTTACAGACATTAATTCCTGCTGGGCTTGAGGATTCCCCATATAAGCATCGCCTGCTAGTTTATTTTGATACTGAGTCTGTTGATTAATACCTCTTTTTTCAAGACCTCGGCCTATTGATGCTCCAGCTTGTGTAAGAAATGGTGTGTATAGTGATGGCATCAGATAAACTGGTCCACAGGAATTGAAGCAGGATCAACATAAGATGTTGGTGGAGGTGTGCTACCAGCTAGATAACCACTGTATATATTAGCACCCGCTCCCACTATATCGCCAAATGCCGCCTGATTAGTTTGGGCAGCACTTACATTATATCCACCAGCTATCTGCTGGGCTGATAAGTTTTGTTGCCCCATCGCAATCCCTTGTCCTACCCCCATCGATGCAAGATTAGTCGCGGTAGTCGGTGAGGACATATTGGTTAAAAGGTTCATATAATTATTGTAAAAACTTTGCTGTACCCCGGCACTGGCCTCACCAGCAGCCTCTCCCCTTCTGCCTGAGTATAAATTGCCCGAGTTCGCACTGGCCTGGTCTACGCCTTCTCTAGTCTCAGTCAGCATAGCCTGATAGCCGGGGGTATCCAAATAAGCCGTTCCTGCTTCTCCCTCTGCAAGGCCGAGTTCAACCATTAACTGATCCCGTGCTGTCCCCGAATCTTCAATATAAGGGGTTAAAAGGTCAGTGGCTATCCCGTACCTTTCTCTATTAAGTGCTTCGGCTTCTCTGGCGGCTTGTAATTGCGCGTCAGAGGCTTTCCCGGCTGCTTTAGCCGTTTTCCCGGCTCCGATCACAGAACCAACAGCACCAATACCAGCAGATACTACTGCTGTGACTGGATCAGGCATGGTCGCTCCTGAGACTTTTTATTGTCTCACCGTATAATAATCTGATTTTCGGGCCTAATTCCTCCGTTCTTTTATCACCAAATAAATGATAAGTAATTAAAGAAAACATATCGTAAATACCCGCCCTTAGCATATAGGTTTTTTCAAAATCCGGTTTTTCTAAAGATTCCATTGTATTAGAGTCTCGCCACCTTAAATAGATATTTAAAAGATGGCAGTTTATACCGGGTATTATTCTGTAAACTGGATTCATCGGTATATCGTAGATCAGGTATCTAAAAATTCTATTAATATCATCATCTGATACTTTGTCTTTATCAATAAGATCATCCCATAAATGGGCTACTTCCAAAAGCATCATTGATAGATTAATCGCATCTTGATTGCCTGTGTAAAATTCATTAAATGCTTTCAAAAAAACATCTTTTTGGTCTTCCCGCATAAATTACATACCCACTCTTGGATAAATATACGCACCATAAAACTGAACCCCTACCGGGTCGGTGACTTCTAATTTTAAACCAAAATCCTTGTTTCGCACAACCCGCCCGAAGTTTCTCAAAGGCACTCTTTTCCTATGGTCTCCAAACTGACCTAAAGGTATATGACCTTTATTCACGTAAGTATTCCCTCCGTCTTTAGTATAGTAAACCATCATCTGAGGGTCTAATGATGGGTCAGTCGTTTGTGAGACTTCCATATCTATTTCAATTAATGGGATGGTTACGTCTTTTTCGTAACTGACTGAGGGTGTTATAAGTTTAGCCCTCATTACTAGAGAGTTCTCTGTTCTGTTTGAAGGGTCCAGAGTCCATAGCTTCCCATCTATCGAATCTCCGCAAATAATCATATCACCAAACTTAACAGAACTATTCACCCTCCATAGTCCAAAACCTTCAGACTCCCTAACATGAGAAAGTCCTGTATTTAGATCGTAACCCCATGTCCACTTCTCTTCCGGGAAAGTCAGATAATAAATAGAGTGTATAGGCCCATCGACAAAGAAACCTATCGCGTCCGTGACATTGTTAAATCCAGGGTAAGTAGTTGTCCCGTTACCCCTTACTTTAAGTTCAAATTCTAAATTGGAAATCTTGATTAATTGAGTCCCGCGCATCATTCTGACAGTACGATCATCAGCGAGAAAAGCGAAGTAATCGTTAATCTCAGCAAGAGAGTCTTTAGCTAGAATCCCCCACTCTTTAGTAGCCCCTTTGACCTGCCTTAATGGTAAGGTAGTATCAGTGAAAGACTGCCAATACTCAGTAGTATCGGAGCCTAGCGGCCAGAATGCTGATTTCTTAGCAACACAAGCCACCATCTCATCGGGAGATTCTTCGGCACTAGCAAACGTCAAAGGGTCATAAGATTTACCATTGGAAATTTCCGATCCAAAAAACTCATTCGTACCATCCCTCACTAACCAGAAACGCTCATTCAAGACCGTTACGGATGAACTTGAAAAGAAATCTACATCTGTTATCGATACCAGTCCGTTCGCGTTATCATAGATAAAACCCGCACCCGATCCGTTCAAGATTAGAATCTGCGAATCCCCTGGAACTGCATTAGCTTGTAATTTAGCCCTGCCCTCTCCACCTACCACTCCTAGAGTCGTTACTACTCCAGTAAAGGAAACTCTGTATAGGGTAGTCCCTGACACAACATAAGCCAGGTTATCATTGATTAGAATATCAGACCTGACCGGGCCTAACGCAAGAGTGGCGAATAACGTCAACCCTTCAGTCCTTCGAGCAGTCCTATAGGCACCATCCTTATCGCCTTCGGGGATTAGATTAACCACCGACCCACGGGACTTTTTAGAATCAAACTCCTTGCCCTGTCCTCCTAATGGGAATTCAGCCATAACGCTTCATCTTCATTTTGATAGGATAAATATCAGAGTCGTAAGCCAGTAGGTCGTTTTTTAAAATTATGGCCTCGGACTTAACCCAGTCAGCTAATCCTTTACTCGTTCCAAAAATAGGAATTAACTTAACGGCATAATTATAAACAAAATAATCCAAAGCATAATCGGGAATGTCTATTGTGTCGTCTGAGTCGATTAATATTTGTAGTTTACGTTCGTAAGTAAAATTAATAATCGGAACTGAGGAAACAGGGGAATTCCACAAATACATAACACCAGATGTTTCTCCTGCTATATCCTGGCGGTCATAATATGCTTGAATAGGCGTTCCGCTTTGAGTTTTGTTTGGCAGGTTAAAATAATCTTGTCTCGATTCAAATACGATAGGAATCTCGTAATCTGTAGACTCTTGCCGCCTTACGTTTAAAACCCTGGAAACTGGAATTAATGCAGGACTTGTTTTTTTGCCTACACGGTAGTTTCTAACAAACGCACCTGATAGGGTTGCGAGCGTAATCGCATCATCGAGAATAATAGAGAGTCCGGAAACCTCTTTAACGGTCGTCCAGAATAAATTATTGTCGTTTTGAATAATTCCTATCGGGTCGGTAGCTTGTATATTTGTGGCACTGGTGACCAATATAGTCGTAGCACCTGCTGTTGTATCTGCAGTTGTTGTGGTTTCGAACCAGGTATTAGCTATATGAGTATCTGAGAGTTGGAAGTCGTACTTCTCCTTTCCTACGTCCAGAAATAGAGTCCCTTCAGTGTAAGACCAAAGATGAATGCCTTGAGTAGACAATTCCTTGATCATCCTGTTTAAAGGATTTTTAGCTCGTCCTAAAGTATCACCGTGTAAAGACTCGCCGTCACCAGTGGCTTGAATTAGGTCAAGTGCCTCTGTGACTAGTTCGTTGAGGGTTTTTGTGAGTGTGAAAACACCGCTTGTAGGCATTATACAATTGTGAAACTCAATACATCGTCAGTATCCAAAGACTCAATTCTTATGTCTTTGAAAGTTTGTTGGACTACAGGAATAACAGGAAAATCCTGCGGTTGGCGAGGATGCCAGCCTTCGTCTGTTAGAAATCCTTCCCACCTCAATTTCATTTGAGACCTTTTCCTCTTGAAACCAGTAATATCGTCCACAGTATTAGAGTCATTTGGACTAAAGTAGTTGGTAGAATGGTATCGTCTTCCCATTAGCTATTTCTCACCATCAACAAAATAGACCCTTGATCTTCGGCTGTAGTAAAGCCATTCGTAGTAATCTGAATAGCGCCTGTCCCATCCAAACCAGGAAAGTCCTTGAGACCGCCCCAGGGATTGAAGTCTATATGGTTATCGCCACGTTCAGGAAGAACCCAGATCATGTTGTCATCAACCTCTCCATTATCAAACTCGATACGAGCATCAAAACCTGAAAAGTTGTAAGTGATTTCTTCAATAACAATCTTGCTAGATGACAGAACTCCTAAATCATTTACAGGATCAACCAGGACTTGATCTACTAGTTCTCCAGCAGCACCGTCACTTAATAAGAAAATATGAAACTGTGATCTATGCGTACCTGGTAAGATATTGGTAATCGTTACCGTATTAGCCATGATTAAATTGCGTCAGCTTCAGCCCATGAAATGGAGCATAATCCTGTTCTTGCGGCTGTGAGTGTCGAGAAGCAAACATAAGTTCCCGGGGTTACAACCAGCGTACCGTTAAATTTAGCTTCAAACGCCTGGTTTCCATCTTGTGAACCTGTAATCCTGATATGACCGATAGGCCGTATCCATACTGGAGTGGTCAGCAATGTTGCAACACTAAACACTCTTGCAGCGCCAATATTAGCATTAGAGCCTTTTAGTTTTGCATTATGTATGACGGCTGCAGTACCTGTTTGAACGGCATTAGCCACCGCAGAAGAAACAGCAATTCCCATTTCAGCAATAGTGGAAAGCGTTGAGCCTACAAAAGACATATTATCAACGATTAAATCTTTCCCGCTATTGATTGGGTTTGACAACACCAGTCCCGTGCAAGTCGCCGACAAGACCGTGACTGCGCCAGAGGTCGTGTTGTGACTGTGATACATATTACCCAATCGTGCTTGATCTAAAAACCAATTACTCATATTAATCTCCAATTATGCTGCTTGGTTAGGGTTGACAAGTCCACCCTGGCTGGCAACTGCTCCAGTGCTATATACCGCGGATGCTCTTAGGTTACTGGCAATTGTGTATGCAACACCTGTGGTATCTAGCGTATGCACGTAACAATTAGTTATAAAACCAGTGCTGGTAGTGCCGGTAACTTTAACTAGAGTGTTTATATTGGTAGTACCAAGTACCCCAACAGTACAATCTTGCATCAAGAAGTCAGTGACAATGCCTGTAACGTCTAATATTGCTGGTTCATCAGCAGTATCAATACTGTCCACTAGGACATTTTTGAATGTCATCCCTCTGGCCGTAGCAGCTAAAACAGCAAAAGTATTAAACGTAGTACCAAGCATGGATGCCCGGCAATTTTCGATATGTAGACCGTCAACCGTATTAGCAGCTCCGGTAGACTCGATAATATTGACAGTGTTCAGTGATGCGCTTGTATCACTAAATCCACAACCAACCATTGCGAAATTTTTGGCTGTAGTCAGTGTGAACATAATTGCATTACTAAGGAAGTTAGCAACAAAATCACAATTCATAATGGTGACGTTGGCGGCTGTTACAGCAACGGTAACGGTGTTGGCTGTATCAAATGTGAATGTTGGTTTCAACGAACCGGAACCCAAACCTACAATTGCCACTCCAGCAACATCGAGGGTTAGGTCATCTGATGTTGCCGTGGCAGTGGAGTAAGTCTCCGTATGGCCGGGCAAAATCATAATAATATCGCCACGGTTGGCAGTACATTGACCAATTGCAAAATCTAATGTCCGAAATGGTCGGGCAAAAGTTCCTTTGCCGGCCGTATCAGCACCGGCGAGTTGTTGTCCGTCATTATAAAGAACATCGGCATTGCCAACATAGAACACTCTGCCGGGATGCAACAATGTGAGGGGCATCCCTCGCAGGACTAAGTTGTTAATCCCATTGGGATAAGTACTAGCACTCATTTGTTTCTCCTATGAACCCGTTTGGGTCGTTAGAATACTCATAGTTCAAAAAAGGGAGGGATTGCACCCTCCCGGTTATTTATTGCCCGCTACCAAATCCGGCTCTAGGGTCAGTTAACCCATAAGATTTGTAAAACATACCCTTATGACGGTAGTTACTTGTTCCAAAGTCGTTGTCTTGTTCGAAGGTATAACCCATTCGGTCAAAGATTTTAAACCCATCGTCTACATCGGTCTGGATGAGCCATTCTGTCGCAGAGGTAAAACGATGATGTACATGATAACCGCCGGGGAAGATTCCGACTACTGGATTGATCGCGTTGTTTGCTGAGTCCGGCTCAAACCTTGATGCCAGAATACGGTCAGCGGTGTATCTTAGTTGTCGCGGAATGTGTAGTTTGGTAGCTCTTGCATCGATCAACAGACCAGCGCCATCACGATAGTCTTCAATCGTAATCGTAGCGTCTTCTACTGCTGCTTGAGACAGCGGAGTAAAGACTGTGAAACGATTGGAGAACGTCCCGCCTTTTCCTAGTACGTGAGCGGTCGAAAATAGCGCCACACCATCACCGATAGGGAAGTTAGCGTCATACGAATTATTAATAACATTCGCCGCCAACTGCTCGTCGGTATGAACCAGAGACCTTTTTAAAGTCTTGCCTGACTTCGTTATAAGATCACGATAGAGGTTATTCATCTGGGCTTCCATTGTAATAATGGTCCCAAGTGCGAAAACCGCGTTAGTGTAGGTAGTGACGAAATCCTGTTTCTCACCATCGTATGTGATCTCAGTTCCTTCCGGTTTCAGAGGCGCTAATCCAGGACCGGACAGTGAAACGTCCAGTTCATACGATTTCTCTGATTTTTCGACTTTAAAGATTTTTGAGTATTCCATCTCGTAGTCTTTGTACTCGATAGTAGCTACAGCGTTAATCCCTTCCTGTAGGAGTCTGGCTTCTGAGCCTTGAGTGACTATGCTAGGCATGATTAAATCCCCGTTTGTTGGCGATCATGCTGATAATCATTAAGCGTTACTGCCCAACGTGCGTTGGTGCCCAATACATTATCCGGTGCATCAATTAAGTGATGAATCCTGACCGCCAGGGTCGAGGTGCCTGCTGCTGATGTGCTGTCCAGTTCAGATGCTGATATGCCTGTAATAGCACTGCCGGTGCCTACAACAATTTCGGCATTAAGACCTACTTCGGTGATTTCAACATTATTCCCTACTGAATCTTCCTGAACGGAATAAAGAATATCGCCGCCCATAGCAACAAAGGCTGTACGGGCTGTTGATGCGAGTCGGTGAATTTTGGATAATGATCCCTCATCGGACCCGTCCGGTTCAAGACCGGTCAGAACACCGATAGCGGCATCGGTTAAAGCACATTGAGCAACAATAGGTAATTTACCCGTTGCGTCTGATGTACCTGTGAGTTTTACGCGGTCACCGATAAAACAAGCTACCGCATCGCCGGATGCGAATGCTACTCGTCTTAGTTTACCGCGCCAATCAGCACCTGTTAAGGTGCCTATAGGCGTTAAGCCTGATGGTCTGTCTGCGTTAGCCATTATGGCCTCCTAAGTTAAAAGTGAAATGTGCGCCTCTTAGCGGCAGCAAGTCACTCTCTTAGGTGGCTAACTGACTGAATTCCTCTTAGAATTCAGGTGTTTTTGAATATTAGAATATTAATATATTCAAGTCAATAGATATAAACACGGTCGGAGCAAAGCCCACTCACCTAATAGGCGCATTTCTGCCTTTCCGAGATGCGACCGTGCTTCACAATTATACTATGCATCGTGTGTTTGCTCAAAACCCTTCCCACCTGTCGGTAGATTAGGTGCATAGGTCTTTATTCCTGTCACTTGCGGCATAACCTTGGCATCCTCTTGGGCTTTTCCTATTCCCAAAGCGGTTAATATTTCTTTATTCCTAGCCTCCTTGGGTGCGACTCTCAAGGCATGGTACTCATCTTCCGGCATTGATAAAAGATAACACAATAAAGGTTGTCCACCAGTCTTAGACCCTACTGGGACGCACTCCCATTCACTTTCGGCACGATCAGTAAACCCTTTGAAAGTCTTCAGGCTCTTGCTTTTCCGCTGAACCAGAGATGCGCCTAAATGCAACCATTTCTCAACCTGTCCGTCCTCGTCATTCTCCCAGAATAAAGTCATTTCCTTGTATTCGGGGAGTCTTTGATAATACGAAGCATCCAGCCTTAACTGTTTCCCGGTCGCCATTCTGACTTTTTCTTCATGGCTTAACTTATTGACGGTTGTTTCTTCGCCAATAGGTGCGCGAATGCTTTTGCCTTGATTCTTACTACCTTTTGGTCTACTCATGTCATTCTCCTATGCTGCGCTTAATATTGTCCCGCTAAAGGCCGGTGGTTTTCTCTCAGTGAATGAAATACCCGCAGTACCTTTAATGTCGATAGTATTACCAGTAGTCGTGCCAGTAGTTCTAAATGACGGTGTGCCAGTTGAATTACCCCACCAATATTCCGTGAATGGATAACTGTGCCAGTAATAGTGATGATCCCTGTCAAGGTCTCGCATATCCTGCTTTAGTTCCTCGAACTGCTCAGGTGTCAGGGTGATTACTTTCTTGCCTAGTTTTAATTCAATTTTGCTTAGTGCCATGTCATTCTCCGATTACGTTTTTAGCAAAAGTCTCCGCTGCTTTCGGGTCTTTGGCTAAGAGGATTTCATAAATATCTTTAGCAGGGCTAGTATCTCTAGGATTTCTAGGATTCCCTTCAACAGATTTTAATTGAGTTACAATGTCTACTCCTTTGGTCACTGTTTTTGTTGAATTGGCAGACGTAGTTCGCTTATTCTTAGGGCTAACAAACTTATCCTGATGTAATTCTTTGGCCTGATTAAAAGCTAGGGCCTGGACACGCTCTATTTGAGCCTGAGTCAATTCATTAGCCCTAGTCCTGTCACCACCTAGCAACTGATCCAGCTTACTATTATGAATCATAATCATATCCTGATGAAATTCAGCATCATACTTAGTATTTGCAGGATCGATAATGGGGTTTTTACTAGTGAAGTCTGTGATAATTGGATTGACTTGCGGTGGTTGCTGAACAACAGTTGTTTGCTTATCCAGACTGTTAATCTTGTCTTTTGCAGCCAATGCAGCGTCCATATCATCGTCGGTTTGTGCTTTGGCCAGATCAACAATGGCCTGATTCTTTGCTTCTTCAATTTCCTGTGCCTTAATTTCATTCTGTTGATGTTTCCATGACTCCACGCCTTGAACTACTTGGTTCATTGTGCCTTTAAGGTCACGAATTTCTTTTAACGAATCATACTGGGCTTTATAGGCTTTCTCACCCCTGAAATCAGCAGGGTCTTTGCCTGCTGCAATCCATTCATCATGCGTTAGGAATCCAGGTGGTTTTTTTGGTGGGTCTTCAACAAGATTTGGGTCAGGCTTTGTATCATCAATAATCTCGTCTTCCAAATCGTCTAGTGCTGCATTAATTTCTTCCTCGTTCTTTTTTTCAGGCATGCTTAGTCCTCATTTTCTCGCTCAACAATAATGCGTCATTCCACATTATTTCACAATAATCAATAATTAAACTTCTAAATGGCCTGAGATACCACGGCATATCTACCATCAACCTATCTATATGAATTTTTCGTGCGGCTGCATAGGCATTGGTTATACCTGGCCCATCATACTCTGCAATAAACCCTTCTGGTTTGAGTTGCGACAACCCTAAATCACTCATAGTTTAGTCTCCATTTTACCTAAAATACTTTCATCGTTGGTAAATCGATACCAGTTACCACTACCAGGCGGGAGTTCTACCTCTACACCTGCGTATCGGTCAAATATTAACACATCGCCTTCCTGCACCCAGTCTTGCATTCCCAACCCTTCGGCCTTGAATGCATAATCTCCTTTACTGATAAGAATACCGTGATGAGTACCAAAAGATTCTTTCTTTTTCTGAGCTTCGGTTTTAACCTCGAAACCTGCCTTCCCTAAAGTCTCAAACTCTGATTTCTCAGCTTGTTCTAATTCTGTTGTGGCGTCTATAGGTTTTATCATTAACCTGTAACCAACAGCTACAGGAGTTCCATTTGCGATTAAATCCCTTGCATCTTCAATCATTCTATCAGGCAATTCAATAACAGCATTCATTCCATATTGCTCCCAGTTCCATCGAATTTACCATCTTTTGTAAACCACAAATCCCGATTATCAACCATCGGTTTGCCGATATGCTCAATATGTAATCGATCCAACTTATTTCCTTTCACAACTTTAATTTTCAGGCCGGACACTTCATCTTTAATTTCAAAATTATCAGGGATAATCATTCTTTTTCCTCTTCTTCGAGTAGTTCGTGGGCTTTAAAATGTGCCATCGGGTCAGTAGCACTCGTTAGCCCGAATTTTACGCCATTGGCATATTGGATTCTATTCATAGATAGATCATTATTAGATATATCAAGCAGACTACCATTCCCCATAGCCTCACCATTTTGTTCAGCCGACCATTCCAGGCATTGTAAATAAGTCTTCGTCACAGGACTATCTATCCAGATGTCAAACTGCGCCTGGGTTATTCGCTTGTGTTTGTCCATTACCTTTGGAGTCTATGAATTTATCTTCAATGCGTTTGGCGGCGTCTATCGCTTGTTCACCGCTTGCTATACCTGCATCAACCAAATCTTTTAATGCCGATGTGTATAATTTGGTAATTTTAGCCTCTAGTTCGTCTGCCTTTAATGATTGATCGCTTCCTTTTAAACCCAACTCTGCCATAGTCTTAGCAGCTTCATGCGCCATTTTCATTTCCTGAATATTTTGACCCCTTTCCCTTAATTCCTGGTCTTTCTTTTTGAGTTCAGCCTCCATCCCCATCTGAGCAAGCATCAATTGTCTATCAGGATCAACAGCGTTTGGATCAGGCTCCGGCGCTAATGTATCTATACTAGGCGTGTTCATCGCCTCAAGCATATCAATAACAGCCTCACGATAATTTATAACCTGTTGTGTTTGAGTGGAAGCCATTTCATAGACAGCACTAGCCCTTTGTACCCTTTCAATATCAGACCCCTGTGATGGATCGGCAGTCATCCGTATGTCACAGTCGTCAGGATTGAAGTCAGATTCCATTGATGCAGGCTCGCCATCTAATATTTTATTGTATTTATCGTCATCGAAATGCTTGAAGTTTAACGCCGCAATCTTTTTAAACTCCCGCCTGGCGCATTCGTAAACTCTCATTATTATGGAATTGGGAACCTTGAGACCTTGTTGGAGTTTAGCTAGATATAATGACGCAGCCTCTCCAGGTTGTGCCTCGACATTAATAGCAGCGTTGGTCATCGACCTCGAAGACTGAATAAGGTATTCCATCAACTGAAACAATACCGCATTCGGTCCGGCAAAGGGAAACTGAACAATATTATCTCTTAAACTACCTGCACCATGATTCGGGACCGGGGTTAATTCACCCATTACAACCTCGACAGGACCGGATTCAACTGCATTACCTCTTCCTGATGCTAGAGACTGACTTATAAGCCCTGAATTAGCCGCTGTATTAGCCAAAGTACCTGAATCTAATAACTGCCTGACATTTGTATTAATAGCGTCGAACATCGGACCTAACAATATACCCCAACCCATACCCATTGGACCGCCTTCCGGGTCTGGTAAAAATCTGTACTGAGTGAATCTTTCAACACATTCTATTTTTATTATTTCTGTTTCGTTTTGGGTAATAGTGTCCTCGTCATAGCAAGGATATAAAGAAACGATTCTTTCTTTTTCCACCCAGATTAATGCAATGTAAGGCTCTTTAAGCCCGTCCTCATCAAGGTCAAACCATGTAAATGCTTTGATGAACTCAAAGTCATTCTTGTCTTCTTCCAGTTCATCCTCGTCAATAGTCCACTTCTGCTCACCGCGGATAAAGCCTATGACTTCATTCCGCGTATACTCGCAAGGGCAGAACTTGTCCGGTGCCGAATCAAAGGTCTTGTAACCGTGATCAAAAATAACCTGGTCAGCTAGGTAAAGTTCAGAACGAACCTCCTGTATGTCAGAGTCATAGTAGGTTTCTTTATAAAACGTACCTGGTGAGGCTAATATTAAAAGTCCTTTATCTTGATTATCCCTCCAGTCCGGGATCATCTCGGATAATTGATAATTGGAATATTCAGATACCCGCTTGGCCCTAGCTTCTTTCTCGTCTGTATTCTCTCCATAGACCTTAGCCTTGACTATGTTATCAGTCCATACCAGTTCAGCCGCAGCCCTTGAGGAAAAATCAAGCATGGCCTCAAGGATGTAGGGCATCATAACTACACTAGCACCCTCAAATGGAAAAGTCTTTTCTGTTATTTCCACATCACCAGACATGGCCTGTAGCTTGGCTAGATTGAGAGCGCGAGTGTATTTCTTCAGCCACGGCTTCATAGATGTCTCAGCCGTTTTATAAAGGTCTAACGTATCGGAACAGGCTTTCTTTTCATCCTTTAGTTCAGAGACAATATTGCCTTGATCGAGGTATTTGAACAAAGGGGATGGATTGTCCTCAGTATCACTTGCTGGTATTTCGTAGACTTCAGCCATTATTCACAAATTCAATAGGTTTCATTTAAGTATCTTAAACTTGCCTTTGGGGTTAATTGCATTAGCCTGTGCGTGGATTAACTGCTGCTTTGCGTTAATAAACACACCCAAAGAATACGATTCGTGCTTTGTGTATATTACTGGGATTCTCAGTCCCAAAGCAACAAGCGTATTATTGTAATAATAACCTATAAACTTAAATAGTCTTTTCATCGTTTACGCTTCGCTACTTTCTTCTGCTCATCGACAGTTAGCTTGCGCCAATGCCCACATGACTCACAACGAGTGTAAGTTAAGGGTTTGTCTTTTACTTCGGTGCAGTCAGGACACATTAATCCCACCATACTCGTTGCCATTCTTTCCATACACTTTGTTCAATGGTATCGGGTATCAATGTTCTGGATTCATCATGCAGCGTTTCAATTGGTTGTTTATATTTAACCAATAATCCATTGTTGTCTATCCCAATAGCATCACCTTCCCTGATGTCTTCGCCTGCATAGCCTAATATATTCAATATCCTGTCCTCTCAATGCAGTCTTTGCACATCTGCAATTCCAATATCTGCTAATTGATCAAGAAGCTGGGCTTCACGGGTTAAATCTTTGTTATCCCTTGCTTGCAAAAGCTCTTCCCCCATATCTTCAATAACATCTTGGCAATACCTAGTAAGAATTATAACAGCATCTTCATCCATAATTAATATCCTGTCCTCATAACCCTATCATGGTTAGAAATACCTGCATTTGGGTTAATTCAGGATTCATCACCCAATAAATAAAAGCAGACAACGACCATACCACCATCAAAGCAAACGCTGCGAATACTCCAATTCTAGCTATCACTACCGTTCACCATAACATCATTGATTTTATCAACCAGATTATACTGTCCATCAGACAAATATCGCGACACTTCCACTGACCGTATCTCTGTAAAACGCCTATCGTCAAGCATCATCCCAACGGCGTGGTCTATATCAAATACTGATATAACTAGAACCAGTGACAAAAGATTGTGATTCTCATTCTTTAATAGTGTGATTGATTTCCCAATAGCAGCATCGCTAAAGGGAGCAGAGACAGCAAGTTTGATTGTTTTCAATATCCTGTCCTCGAATCCCGGCCTTGTTTCTTATTGGGGATGTAGTGGTTTTGTGGGTTAAGGTCACATATCCTGATTGCATATCGGCGCATCATATAAGCATACCTTATCGCATCCAGCAGGTCATCTTTGATCTTGACTATCTTAACCTTACCCTGGTCCTCGCCTGCTGTGATAGGTTTAGTATGATACTGTCTGATTTCCTCAAATACTTCCATTAAACAACTAGCTATCTTGAACCGCCCAGTCTTCATTAAATTATCTAATTCCATAATACCAACCCATACTCCATCACCACCGTCCTCGAACCTGGCCTGTTCTGGTAGCATGTTAAATCCTTCGCTAGCGTATATCTCCTTCAGTTCAATAGCCTCACCACTGGACTGTTGCTTGTGTTGTAGACCGTCCTGGGGCCATGCTGTCGGTACTCTCTCGGCCCACGGTTTAACTACATGCCATGCTTCATAAGGTTGCTTCTTTGAGGCCTTCCAGGCATTTACAAGATAGAATATATCAGCGTCCTTATCCCACAGTAATTGTATGTGAGCCTGTGGGTGATCCCATCCGAAGTCTATACCGTTAATGACAAACCAGTAACTCGGATAGTCAAAGGGTTTGAATGATAGTTCATCCTCACCGTGTTCATAAATAAGCCCTGAACCCATCAATGGGACGCCCTCACTTCTCATTAATCTCTGATATTTTGGATACTTTGCTAGCATTTTCTTCTGTTTCTCAGGCGTCATGTGTGGACATTCTTTCCATGTAGCGCCTTGTAAGTACATACCTGTGTCTATTTTTATTTCGTCTTCCTCACCTTCGTAATCATCACCCATAAACTGACAAACTAATTGAGTCTTGCCGTTCTCAGGGGTGAAGGTTAGCATCCCTCGCCCTCCCCTTCCCTGATCACCATTTATAGTCCTGGTTAAAACCTGTGGATAAATATATGGGTCTTTGGGTTCCTCATCTATGTGATACCACTCTACAACGTCACCCATTAAAGCGTGTTGTCCTTGTGTGTACGACCAGAACTGGCACGTTGCTATCCCATTAACATGCTTAACCCTAACCTCTCGCATAGCTCCAGCAGTGCCTGTCATGGCCCTGTGGTCTATGATTTTATCTTTAGATATATAACCACCTTCAAATTCATTCTCCAAGTAACGTCCGAATAGCTTAGTTTGTAGCAGGTCCCGGGTCTTCTCGCCTGAGTAACCCAGCAACCAACACAAAGGCGGCTTTATAAATTTATGCCCTTCCCAGTCATCAGGATAGTCACCTGTTAAATGGTATGAGTCTATACTACAGCCTGTTCTGGATTTCCCTGATTGGCTTGAAGCCATCAACATACAAGCGTCATAATCCTTAGTGGCTGCGTTGAACTTACGTTGCCATGGATAGAATGATTCGTAGATTCTCAGTCCTTTGGTTTCGTGGTTTCTCCTAGTTAGTTCACGGCGAACCTGTATTTGTTCTATTATTTCTGTTCTATCCATCCTTAGTGCTTTGCTCTAATTTGGTATCTTCCGCCCTTAGTATGCGTAGCAACTCTTCAGTTGACTCCTGGTGTAATCCTACGCTCCCAGAATACTGCCGTTCAGTTTTATCCTTCCATTCAAAGTTATTTTTTAGGTTAAATATCGGGCCTGCTACATTATTACCATACAAACATTTCTCTGCATAAACCTCTACTTTGTTACGAGCCTTTTTTATAGTGTCCAAAAATTCATCTTTATTAGAATAGTTTAGTAATGATTGTCTACACATTCCCAACGCATAGCCTAGCCCTGCCATTGTGTGTATTTCTTCTTCTTCGAAATACTTATCAATGATTACCTGCATGTCTTCAACATTATCGTATAGTGGTGGTCTACCTGCTGGCATAATAATCGTTCCAGTGTTTGAAGGTATCAGGCCATGCCTTACGTTCCTTTCTTGGAATTGGGGATGTTGTCCTGCACATATGGCAATGGCAATCCTTGTCCTCGCTATGAGGTGGGAAAAATCGTTCTCCACAGAGAACACAAATCTTAACAGGCGATCTCATTCAATCCTCGCTTAGGATTTCTGCCATTGTTTATCTCCATATCCTATTAGATTATATATGTTTGTGAAAATAAATGAAATAGTTAATAGTAACGCTTGACCTGTTAATATGGTCTTACTAACTAGGAGAAACCAGATGAACTTACAAAAAATTGCAGAACAAAGAGTGCAAGAACTTATCAAAGAAATTAAATGCTATGTTTCCGAAGGAATGAAAAAAGAAACTGCAATAAACATTGCAAAAAATAGCACTACCCTCGGGACTAAATACTGGGAAATGGTTATTAAGTCAGTATAAACCCAACCGCCCTCTTCGGAGGGCTTACCCAGGATAAATAAAATGAAAGTACAAATAACACAAACCGTTGAGATAAACCAAGCAGCATGGGCTTTGGAATTTGGTTTAGAATTATCTGATGTGCGTGACGATGTGAAAGCATATTTTTCTGATGGACAGATGAGAGCCGAAGGACTCGGGTTAGCACTAGAAACACGCCTAGTAGACATCCCCCTTTATAATGCCTAAAACCCAGCCCCTTTTTTAACCAACTACATAGAGGATAAATAACCATGACTACTGAAAGACAAAAAGCATTGAAACAATTAAAAGCCGATTGCAAAAGGTACGATATTAATTTGCGTGAATATAACCAAGTAGATATTAGGCAATGGGTTGACGATATCTTGCTTGATTGGCTAATTGATTATAACCACGAAATTCAAATTTACGGTGCTCCGTACCATTTGGCTAAACCATCATAATGCCTAAATCCAAATCCAAATCCAAAATGATGAAACGTCTACGCCAGCAACGCAAGGATGCAGGGCTGGTGGAGTTAGATAATGTATGGGTTACACCAAAACAAAGAGATTGCCTTAAAGACTTATCCAGGCAAATCGTTGATTATCCCAATCCTGTACTCAAAAGTCCCTTATCTGTGCTGCTTGAATGAATTCCTTTCTTCTTAGGTGGTGGCTTTCTCCTGGGATTAGTAGTTCCGAGTACGCCTCTTCTTAGGATTTTTACCACCTTTCTTTTTCATTGGGTATTTGTGTTTCATATTAACCTCATAGTCTAAGCACAAGATGCGCCGATTGCGAATGTGACTTCATCTGCCTCTAATATTAAAGAAGCATCTGTATAAACACCGCAAGCCTTCCAATCTCCATCAACATCAAATTCCGTTCCATCTGTGGTGTATTCGAAATATTCACTAGCAGGGACAGTACCTAATTCCGGATCGTTTGTTAAAGCAACTGCTGGAGCTGAAACCGCTGGTGTAGTTGAGTTAGTTTTAGTAAAGTCAGTACCAGCAGAAGGAGCTGTAAATTTTATACTCAATGCCGAACTACCACTCATATCAAAACCTGTTGATATTCTGAATGGCTGGCCCTTCTCAGTAACTTTTATACTCACTATACCATCCTCGTCATATCGTGCCTTTCTTCCCAACACCAGTATTGTTTATTATACCTGATTTTCCTAGTCCGTCATTATTTATGACAGACCCAACACCAAAACCAAACACTATCGATCCAACTTCACCTTCTCCGGCATTTGAAATTGAACTAACCAACCCTATTCCGTTATTGGTAATTACCGATCCTACCCCAAAACCAGTGCCGACTGTTAGATCCTCAGCAGCCTTGCCAGTAAAAGCTCCCGTTAGCCTAGTAAATAAAGCCTTGAGAGAAAATCGTGTAGTTTGTGATCCTGAAAACGCCATTAGTTAATTGTAAACAAATCCCCCGCTGCTGGAGCATTAGTCAAAGCTGTCACTGTTAATTCTTTAGTTGCCCCATTATAACCCGTTATATCAGTAGACTGACCCAACACTGCGCCTGTGGTGAAAGTTAAAATTCTCCCTTTAAAATGATCGGTCGTTGCTTCAGTTAAATCTGTGTCTATAACTGTAGTTGTAGGTGTGCCTACTGCTGCGCCGGTTACTATTCCTAAAGCTGACTTAGCTATATTGTCCGCCGCCGTTGTGTCGTTATTAATTGCTTCAATGTCAGAATCCATCCGGCCACCGATTAAAGCTGCTGGTAAACGTATTTGGATATCATCGGTATCAGATTGTAATGTTGTTATAGTAGCCGGAATGGTCGTGCCTGTATCTGTCAGAATATTGTCAATTATTAAGTCTAGTCTCCCACTGTTTGTCCAGTCACCCTGTATTTCGTTTGTATCTGTTAAGATATTCGCTGTATCTGCTTTAATCGCTCCAAGACCATCAGTCCCGTTAGCCAAATCTTGTGCTGAAGCTGAAGCACCTAAACTAAACGTCCATACTGTCTCACCAACTACCGACACACCACCAACAGTTCCTGTAGTAATAACTGCCTGGTAGAATTTATCAATTTCGTATCCGTTTGCTCCAGTAGCTACG